AAACGGACAAATGTCCAGTAGAAGTTAGGAAAATTATACTATACTTGCCGGCGAAATGTCAAGGCAAGGTAAAGAAAAGAAAGGCCTTAAAGGCCTTATCCGCAGTTGGTTGCTGGGCCCTGTGAGCTCTTTTGGGAGCTATACCGGGGGCTACGTTAACGGGATCGACGCCGGCGTCGTGGTCAATTCGGACACGGCGCTGCGTTTTACTGCGGTGTACGCTGCCATCAAGCTCCTCTCGGAGAACATCGCCGGTCTGCCCAAGTCCGTGATGGTCCGGGATGAGGACGGCGGCTACAAGGAGGCCACCGAGCACTCTGCCCATTACGTCCTTTGCGTCCGCCCCAATGAGTACACGGACCGCTTCACCTTCTGGTTCACCATCATCGGCTGGCTCCTGGGGCGTGGCAACGCCTTCGTCCTGAAGGAGTACAAGAACGGAAAGCTGGTGGCGCTCCATCAGATCCGTCCGGACTGGGTGACGGTGGACTTCGTTGATGGGAGCAAGGCCTATGTGGTGGAGGCCAAGGATCCCGACTTTGCCTTCTTGAATGGTACTTACCTGGACCACGAGATGCTCCACTTCATGCTGTTCACCCTTGACGGCATCGTGGGTATCGATCCGATCACCTACAATGCTGCAGCAATCGGTGAGGGCATCGCGGCTCAGAAGTACACGTCGGACTTCTTCCGCACCGGTGGAGCCATCAAGGGCACCATCGAGACGGACCAGGCACTCGGGGATGAAGACTACAAGCGTTTCAAGGCCCACTACAAGGAGGCTGCAGGAAACGGTGAGACGGTCCTTCTGGAGTACGGCTTTAAGTATAAGGCCATCTCCCTTTCTCCCGAGGCATCCCAGCTTATCCAGGCGAAGGTTTTCAGCATTGACGACATCGCCCGGATCTTCTGCATCCCGCCCCACATGCTGGCCGAGCTGAGCCATGCGACCTTCTCGAACATTGAGCAGCAGAACATCTTCTTCGGCGAATACTCGCTGAGGCCGATCTGCAAGCGCATCGAGACCCAGCTGGAGCTCAAGCTCTTCACCACCAAGGAACAGGGACAGTATCACGTGAAGTTCGACCTCAACGGTCTCATGCGGGGTGACGCCGCCGCCCGTGCCTCCTTCTATGAGAAGGGCATCAACGCTGGCTGGCTGACCCCCAACGAGGCCCGCGAGTTCGAGTCCATGAAGAAGCTGCCCGGCCTGGACAAGCCGCGCATCCCTCTGAATTACACAACCGTCGGAAACGACAATAAACCTGAAGAACAATGAACCCGAGACCCGTTTTAGGCCTGTGCCGCTCCAACAATGCGACCATCAGCGCCCCCACTAAGGGCACGGTTACGAAGAACAGCATCGTCGTCACCGGCACTGTGGAGTGGTACAAGGATGGCGCGACCTGGGGCGTGGCCTACAAGAAGCACAGTGCTTCCAGCTGGACCCATAAGGCCAGCACTTCCAAGTCTATCAACGAGACCCTGTCGAGCCTCACCGCCTCTACCCAGTACGACATCAAGTTGTACGTCCTGTTTGACGGCGTGTACCAGTACGGCTCGGAGATCCAGGTCACAACCAGCGCAGCCGAATAGCCATGGAAGAGAAGATCCTTAGACGCTGGCAGGATGCCCCCGTCATCCGGAAGGTTGACGAGGAGAAGCGGACCGTGGAGTTCGTCGCCAGCGATAACAGTGTGGACTCCTACAACACCATCATTCCGGTGGACAAGTGGGACCTCACCCGCTACCAGAGCAACGGTATCGTCGGCTATATGCACGACGTCTACGGCGATTCCTGGACGAAGAGCGCCGATCCTGACGACATCATCGGAAAGGGCGAGGCTTTCATCGAGGAGGACAAGCTCATCGTCCGGATCACCTTCGAGCCGAAGGACCTGAACGAGCGCGCGGACAAGATCTTCCGCAAGATCCAGTTTGGCAGCCTTCACGCCGTGTCCGTGGGCTTCCGTGCGACCAAGAAGGGCCACATGGGCGACGAGGAACGCGGCGAGGATCCGAAGGTGTACTACTACGCCGGTCAGGAGCTCCTCGAGGTGTCCGTCGTGAACATCCCGTCCAATGCCAATGCCCTCAAGCGCTCCATGGAGGAGGAGGAAGCCTCCCGGGAGTATGAGGAGAAACCCGAAATCAGGAAACCGGAAGAGGAGGCCAAGGTCCCCGAGCCGGAAGCTGACTATACATCAATAACCGCCAGGGCCCGCGCCCTTATGGCAAAAATCCAGTAACAAAATGAGAAACTCCAACGAGATTTCCGCCGAACTCGAGACCCGTCTGGCCGAGTTCGAGTCCTGCCAGGATGTCGCGCAGCGCAAGGACCTGGCCGGCAAAGTCGAAGAGCTCACCCGTGAGCTCAAGGACGCTCAGCTGAGCGAGGCCGCCCGCAAGGCCCAGGCCAACCAGCGCGTCCTCACTCCTCAGGAGAAGAAGGACATCCGTCGCTTCTCCATCTCCAAGTTCCTCCGTCAGTCCCTCCCGGGTGAGACCATGGACGGCATCGAAGCCGAGATGGCCGCCGAGGGTAAGCGTGAGTTCCAGGAGAGCATCAAGGGTGCCGCCGAGGGCGTGTTCCTTCCGTCCGCCCTGCTCCGCACGTACTACTACACCAACGCTCAGGAGGCCAACTACGGTCAGGCCTTCATCGAGCAGACCAGTCTGACCTACATCGGCAAGCTCCGCAACGCCACCATCGGCCGCCGGCTGGGTGTCCGTTATCTGGACGGCCTGCAGGGCCAGATCGCGTTCGTGACTGGTGGCGCTGACGCCTCCTGGGTTGAGGAAGAGGCCGCCGCCTCCAAGCAGAAGCCCACGTATGCGAAGAAGGTCATGGCCCCGAAGCGCCTCCAGGTGCTGCAGGGTGTCACCTATGACCTCATGCACCAGACCAGCAAGGCCCTCGACGACCTCATCCTGGAAGACATGGTGAAGGCTCACGCCGTCGCCCTCGACGCCGCGATCTTCGCCGGCTCCGGTTCCAGCGGCCAGCCTACCGGTGTCCTCGCCGCCTCCGGTGTGAACGACATCACTATCGGCACCGACGGTGGCCCTCTGACCTACAACCTGCTCGTCCAGATGGAGACCGAGGTTGGCATCGACAACGGCCTGCTCGACAACACTCTCGCCTACGTGTCCAACGCGAAGGTCCAGGGCAAGCTCAAGACCATCCCGCAGATCGCCGGTTATCCGTACTATCTGATGAACGACGGCAAGGTGAACGGTTATCCGTTCTACATGAGTAACGCCATCCCGAGCAACCTCACCAAGGGTTCCTCCAGCGGCGTCTGCTCCGCCATCATCTTCGGTAACTGGAGCGAGGTCCTCGTCGGCAGCTGGGGAGGTTTGCAGATCATTGTGGATCCCTACAGCGCGAAGGACAAGGGCGTCCTCGAAATCAGCGCTGCCGCGTACCACGATGTGCTCGTCCGTACTCCGGAGGCCTTCTGCAAGATCGACGAAGTCACGACCGCCTAAATCATCCTGAGCTATGACTGAGAGAAACTTTGTCGGTATGTCTGCGAATGGGCTCCTCCAGGAGTTCAAGCGCCACATCCGTATGACCAGCGACGACCTCGATGCCGAGCTGTACCAGAAGGTGATGGCGGCCGTGTACCACGCGGAGCACCATATCGGCAAGGTAATTCTCCGGTCGGAGTTCATCGAGACGGTTCCCTTTGCCTCCACCATCTTCCTCAAGGTTCCCAACCCCGTGGTCGAGAGCCTTGAGGTTGACGGGGAGGAGACCAGCGGGTACGATCAGGACGGCAAGGCCCTTCACGTTTATGGGAGTGGTACCAGTATGAAGGTCACTTATGAGGCCGGCTACGAGACCATCCCCTATGATATGAAGGCCGCCATCCTGATGCACGCCGCGAGCTTGTTCAACAATCCGACGGACAGCGTGGAGACCCTCGCGAAGGCGTCCCAGAACCTGCTCCGTCCTTATCGGAGCTGGGGGCTGGACGATGGAGAACAGGTATAACATAGGCGAGCTCGACACCCTGGTGACCTTGTACGCGCCGACGGCGACGAGGGGGTCTGAGGGGGAGAAGAAATCCACGTATTCCGTCCATTCGCAGGTCTACGCAAAAGTGGACCGCGAAATCACCGATCAACTTGCCTTCGACAACTATGATGGGGAGGACAACGCAGCCATCACCATCTACAAGGTCCCCGGCATGAACACTCGGTGGCAGGTCGGAATCTCCGGCAAGCTCTACGAGGTCCTTTCCATCGACACCGTGTCAAGGGTATCGCCCGTCTGCGTGGTGTCGATTAAATCGTTTGACTGATGTCGTCCCTGTCCATCCGCGTAGAAGGTCTTGATGACTGCCTGAGGGCCCTGGACCGTCTTCCGCAGAACGCTCTGAGGATGACGGAGGAAGCCCTGAAGGAGGCATCACAGCCGGTCGCGAAGAAGATCCGTTCCGGGATGCCCGCGATTTTCCGCCGGCTCATCAAGGCGAAGGTCATCAAGGCTGAGCGGAGGATGAACGGAAACTCCACTGCGATCATCGGGGCGTTCAAGCGGAAGAAGCAGTCCGACAAGGAGGTGAACGACTGGTTCAAGATGTACTGGCAGAACTACGGCACCCTGTCGCACCGCGACCCCGGCCACGAGTTCGTGTTCCCCATCAAGAAGGGCAAGCGCCGCCGGAACAACGTCGGCCAGCCTTATCAGAACTTCTTCGAGGCCGCCGCCCAGGGATGGGACCAGATGATGTACAACAATTTTATCGCCGCCCTGAGAAGGCGGGACAATGAACTGCTGAAGTAGTATGACTGAGAACATCGGATCGACGCTTATTTCGCTATGCAGCGCCCTGAAGGAGCCCATCACGCTCTACCTCTCTGAGGCGGAGAGTGAGGACTATCCGTATGTCGTCTACGATGCGGATTACGTCCCGTATTACGACAAGGACGGGGTGTATAAGATTGTCGGTGATGTCTCGGTCAAGGGCTATTCCAAGGATCACGTCGAGGCGCAGGCCCTTGCGGATGCCGTTGACGCGCTCATCCTTGCTAATTTCTCTTCCGGCGGCTACACTGTCCGACAGCTTTCCCAGCTCAAGAAGGAATGTCTTCAAGAGACCTGGTCGGTAGGCTACCAATATCGCATAACCCAATTTAGAACAACTACAGCATGACCGAAGGTTATAACATCCGAATCAAGGTCGAGAATAAGTACCTCATCGGTGTCACTTCCGACGAGGTGTCTATCGCACCTAATACGAAGGAGTCCATCGTGAAGGAAAATTCCGGTGTCAAGCAGGAGTCCGTCGTGAGCAACACAACGACGTTCAACATCTCCGGCTTGATCGACATGACCGGGGGTGGCGGCACCGTCCTCGACAACGATGACATCCTTGAACTGGCTACCAAGACCGGCTCCGCAGCGGTAATCGACATCGATTATATCCGTGGATCCGGGCAGGCCTATTCTGGCACCGGTATCATCACCGGCTATACTGAGACCAACCCCGCTGATCCCGAGGAAGACCCCACCTACAGTCTTACCATCGAGAGTGAGGACCTCGACGAAACATCTTAAAACACACTGAACCATGGCAAGACAAGGAGGATTCAACGTCTACTTGACGACCAGCAGCAAGACCTTTGTCGGAGTTACCTCTGACGAGCTCTCCGTGGAGCCCAACACCAAGGAATCCACGACCAAGGATGACGCGGGGGTGAAGAACAAGCGTGTCACCAGCCACGTCTACAATTTCACCGTCAACGGCCTGTTCGACGTGACGGACGATACGGCTTCTCGCCTGAATAATGATGCGATCATGGCCCTGGTGATGGCCAAGGCACCGATCTCCATCATCTATGAGCGCGGTAACGGTGTGAACTACTCCGGTACGGCCACCATCACCGGCTACACCGAGACGACTCCGGCCGATCCGGACGAGGACAGCACCTACGGTCTGCAGCTCCGCAGCCGCAACCTCACCAAAGTAACGACGCCGTAGTATGGATACCATCACTATTCGCGGCAAGGAGTACCCGGTAGAGGCGAACTGGCGGGCCGTTATCGGCTTCCTTAAATCCGTCGGGAAAGATAACCTCCAGTCGGTGTCCGACGTCATCAGCCTCTCTCCCTCTGCCGTCGGTGGCCTGATGGCCGCCTGCATCAACGAGGGTGAGAGGATCGCCGGCCGGGATGACCGGGTCACGCCTGAACTGCTTGACGATCTCCGTCCTACGGAGGCCATCAGCATCGTCAACGAGTTCATCCGGATCTATCTCGCTCAGTGCGCTCCGGCCCTTCCGGAAGAGCCAAAAAAAGAAGAGGCCCAGTAGAAGTCACCTATCCGACCATCGGACAGGTCCGGGGTTGGGCCTTCGGATTGCTCCACATGTCCCGGGAGGACTTCTACTCCATGAGGGTCGGTGAGTTCTACGAGGCGATGAACGCCTTCCGGGAGGAAGCTGAAGGTGGCCGGATCCACGTGGGTAATCTCGTGAGGGGACTGTGCATCAGGATTGTCAACCTGTTTGTGGCGAGGAAGGACCGCATCAAGGACGAGAGGAAGTTCTGGCCGATGCCTTGGGACGAACCCGACAAGGATGACGCCGTGGAGGTGGCGAGGAACCTCGCCGGACTGAGCAACGAGGAACGTCAGGAAAAGATAAACAGTTTTTTAAGCAAGTTGGGCTATGGCAGACATGAACGCTAAAGCGGTATTCGAGGCCGATACCAGAGATCTCACCCGCGGCGCGAAACAGGCGCGGAAGGAGATGAAGGACTTCGGCAAGACTACCGACGAGGTCACCAAGAATATCGGTGACGCCTTTGGCGTTGACCTGGACAAGCTCAACCAGCTCACGAACGCCACGAAGGAATGGGGCCGGAAGTTGTCCGAATCCGGGAACGCCGGCACCGCAGCCTTCGGCAAGATCTTGCAGAGCATTGACGCCACGAAGGTCGCCCTTGCCGGTCTCGGCATAGGTGCAGCCATCAGCGCGTTCAAGCTGCTCACCGCTGAGGCGGAGAACTTCAAGAACACGGTCGCCGGTGCAAATATCGAGATGCAGACGGCGGCCTACGTGTCTACCTATAGCCAGGTCCTCCACGACTTCAACGCGCAGAACGGAAAGTCCGTCGCGGAGTTCGAGTCGTCCTGGAAGAAAGCCCTCGGCCGGTTCAAGGCCAATTTCCAGCAGAGTGTCGTGAACGGTCTGACCGGGAACGCGAGCTGGAAGGACATCCTTATCGGTCCTGTCTGGGGCGGTCTCGTGGGGAACAAGGACCAGAGGTCGCAGGCCAAGGCCGCCGCGGAGGAGGCGGAGGCAATCACCGGTCAGATGTACGACCTGACCCGCCAGCTCTCCGCGAAGAGCGTAGAGTGGGCGAAGACTGAGGCGCAGATTGCCGAGTATCGACGGATTGCGAAGGATGATTCCTATACCCTTTCGCAGCAGACGGCCGCCATCGCTCAGGCGGAGGCCCTCATCAACCAGAGATATGACGAGGAGTACCAGATCCGTCAGGAGATGGCCACCCTCCAGAAGAACCTTTCCGACCTCGCGAGTGACACCCTGCAGGACGAGCAACAAATGTACGCCCTGCAGAAGCAGGCTGACGACGTCCTCCGTAACAAGGAGAACCTCATCAAGTCCATCAACAAAGAGCAGAAGTCCATCACGGCCCAGGCGAACGCCGAGGCGGAAGCCCGCCGGAAGGCCGCCGAGCAGCTGGAGAAGGAGCGGGCTGTCATGGCCCAGCGCGCCGAGCAGCTGGCGGGGATGAAGATAGGGGCCGGCCCTGCCATCTCCACCCCTGGTGTGACTGGTCCGGAAATGAGCATCCTCCTCCATCCGAAGGTGGACGAGAAGGAGATCATCGACGTCTCCAAGGAGCTCGCCTCGCTTGTCGAGCAGGGTGTGACGAGTGTATCGGAGTCCATCGGATCCCTCATTGGTGACCTCGCCACTGGTGGGGATGCCTGGAGCAATTTTGCCAACAGTGCCGTGTCCGCTTTCGGCGACATGGCCATCTCCGTTGGTAAGATGGCGGTCTCTACGGGTGTCGCAACGCTCGGCATCAAGGCCGCCCTGGAGTCCTTGAACGGATATGCGGCCATCGCTGCTGGTGCGGCCCTCATCGCCCTCGGTACGGCGGTGAAGACCGGTATGAGCAATATCGCCGGCGGCAACTACAGTGCGTCTTCTTCCGTGGCGAGCTCCGGTTACAGTAGATCTTCCGGGGTGGGTGGTTACCTTACCTCGGGCATCAACATCAAGGTGACCGGCACCCTCGTGGGGGATGGAAGCCAGCTCAAGGGCGTCATCGACAGTGAAAATTCAAGGCGCAACACGGTTACGTAATGGCATACGGAGTCAAATATCGTTTTCCTTTCGAGAGTGTCGAGGGTGTTGATTGGACTATCGACATCCTCAAGGACGGCTATTCCGGTAGCATCCTCACACGGCATATCGGAGGCTCTCCCATGCTCCGGAAGGACAAGAACGATAACATTTGCGGGACTTCCCTGGAGCTCGTCGCGGAGTGCGCCGTTGACGGGGAGTTCGAGGAGCTCTCTTCGAGCAATCCGTATGCGTTCATGGTGAAGGTCTACCACTCCTCCACTTTGGTGTGGCAGGGGTACGTGACGCCTGAGATATACAACGCCCCGGACATCGCGCCTCCCTATGATGTGCGAATCACCGCGACGGACGGCCTCGGCGAGCTGAAACTGAACAACTACGCGCCGCAGGGGCGGCAGAGCATCTCCACGCTGCTCTCGTACCTGCTCAGTTTTACCGGCTTCACCCTTGGGATCCGTCAGGCCACCGACCTCTATTGTAGCGCGGCTGGCGCCGGCACGTTCCTGTCCAGCGTGTATGTCAATCTCGATTACATGGCCGGGGAGACCTGCTACGACGTGCTTCAGGCGCTCATGGCGACCATCGACTCCACGATCACGCAGGACGGGTCCTACTGGCTTATCTTCAAGGAGACCGGACTGTCCGTGGCCAGCTCTACTTTCGGCTACTACGAGAACAGCATATCCAAGTCCCGTGCGGTCCTGCATTACGGCAGCCTGACGACGCACGGTAACGGCTTCTGGCCTGTCGGCCGGATGTCGAGGGAATATGTCGCGCCGAGAAAGAAGGTGCTGATCACTTCTGACAACCACTACAAGAAGAACATCTT